AGAGAATCAAGGCTGGGTAATTAAAAACTTTCATTGTTACGAATGGAAAGAAAGAGAAAGCGTATAAAAAAGGGGAGCTACTTAGGCTCCCTTCTTTTTTCTTTTCTTTCCTGATGCTGTTGTGGACCAAGATACTTTCTTCGGTCCTGTTTTTTTGGCAGCTTCCTTCTTGGAGATTCTTCCTGCCACCGACTTTGGGCGACAGGCTGGATACGGACGCTTGCTTCCCTTTGCACTCTTACGTCCACACTTCTTGCCAGTCTTAACATCACGCCAATCCTCAGCAAACCATTTACCTAAGCCACCCTTAGCCATCTTAGCTACATACACACTCTGGGCTACACTTACGATTTCTAAATGCACTCCAAAGTCTTCTCAAATATCTTCTCATTACGATTTCCTTTTCTTCACTCTGTTATCTGCACCCTTCCACTTACCACCTTTGGACTTGTACCACTTAGCTGCCCAAGCATTTGCGTAAGCTGATGGATATACTTTAAACTTTTTCTTTGCTGCTGCCTTAGCTCTAGACCATAGTGCAGGGTTAGTAGGTATAGACTTAGCCATTTAATTCACCACTTCTTACATGACCAGTATCGTGCTGTCATCTTATCTTTAGCTGTATCACACTTATGTCTTGCACGAAAAGACTTTCTACGTTTAGGATTATTCTTTTTAATTTTCATGTTGGCATCGCCAAATCTTATGATCTTTTCTTTACCACCCTGACAAGCCTTGACAACAAACTTCTTGCCACCAGACACCTGACGCTTAGGGCTGTTACATTTCATCTTTGACTTGTCTATTTTTTTAGAAGCCATATTATTTTCCAAAAAACTTAGTGGCTGACCTTACACCAAAACTTGCAGCTACGATAACTCCAAGTGTGTACTGATACCACTGAGGCATAGTCTCAAGTGCAGTAAAACCATTTGCTACTATCTCTCTACCCCAGTCACCTGTAAACACGAGCACAAGTGGTATCGAAAACAAAATAGTAAGCCACTCGTCTTTCCACGAAGACTGACTACCTTGAGCCATAATCTTTTCCCAGTCAGCTTCACTCGTAGCACGACTGACCATTATCTGAGCTTCCGCTTCTGCACGAGCTACCTTTGCTTTAGTCTCTGCAGCCTTTGTTTCAACTTTTCCATTTAACCACGTACCTGCTAGACTAGCTATAGGTCCAATCAAACCTTGTATCATTTCTTTTTATTTCCCATTGCATTAAACCCAAAGTATGCACCAACAAGTGCAGATACAGATACAACATAAATGTTAGCTATATCAGCTATTAACATTGCTGCTGTTTCCATACCAAATAATGTACATAGAAAAATACCCATAGGGTACAGCACCATACCAGACAAAGCAAACCAAGTCATGTTGCGTTCAGCATCACGCTTTGCATCCTCGTCTTCCATCTTTCTACGTCTGTCTTCTAGGTAAATCTCTCGCTCTTCTGCGTCTAGTTTACCGTTCTTATCTAAGTCGTACTCTTCTACCATTATAAATCTACCCAACCCATAGCTACTAATAAACCTAATCCACCACCACAGACTAGAAGAAAGATAACTACAACTATAAATGCTAGTTCAGCATTATCCTTCATTCGTTGAGCTTCTAGTCTTGCTTGTCTTTCTGCTTCTTTTCTTTCTGCAGCAACTTCCCTACGTAGTTTAAGAAGTTCTTGGTAAGCACTATAACCCAAAGTGTTAACAATGAACTCTCTCAATTCTTCTTCAGCTTCTTTAGCTTGTTGACGTTTCATAAAAGTGTCAAGTGCTTCTTCGTTTGCACTACTAAAGGGGCTTTGCTTTTTCTTTTCGTGAGCTTTCTTTGCGTTATCTACACTGTCAAAGAAGCCGCCTAACTCCCTTGACATGGATGCTATTGTCCTACCTGCTGAGATGCCACCCTTGACCAATGCCAATGCGCTGAGTGGATCAATCATAACTAGCCTCTAGGATCTAGCATATCTCTGTGGTCACGGTTCATGTACTTTAATTCTGTTTCAATTAAAGCTATTCTCTGTTTAAGTTCATTAATAGAACTAAAGGAAGCAAGCATGGCACCCATTTCTTCCCATATCTCATCACTATCTTCCCATAGTTCTATAATGTCAGACTTACTTTCCTGTACATCACGTTTAAGATTTACTGTATCTTCTACAGCCATTCGACTAGCGAACTGAGAGACACTCTCTTCTAGAGCAGTAATGGTAGCTGCCTGTTGACTGACCCACCAGACACCACCAGCAAGCTGTACAGCCATTGCCATGACTAAAGCTATTGGGAGTTTCATATTATCCATGTTACATCATCTCAAAGTGTGGAGCATCTATAAAAGGTCTGCGTCCTTGTGACCTACGTAAGTCTACGTATGCGTTCATTGCATCTTCTGCAGTTGATGGGTATGTTCTGATGTCTCCTTCAGACCAAGCAGCACCCCACTTCAAAGCAACTGAGTTTTTTCTAGCTGCCTCAGCCATAGCATCACAGATGTCATCGTAAACATTTAGTTCCCAGCTTATGTCTGAACCAAAGTAAGCAACCAAGTCTACAGCATGAGCATATCCTGTGTCTTGGATTAAGTGTTTACTTTTCATAGTCTGTGATCTACCTGTACGCTTTAACTCTGCCTGTTCGTGCAGGGTTCTTACGCCATACGTAACTCCGAAGTCCACTGTAGTAAGCTTTATTGCTTCAGACACAACCTCTACCAAGTCAGGGTGTACACCTTCTAACTTCTTTAAGCTTCTCTCTGATAACTTGAACGCCATTATAAATCCTTTACATTCCCTAGATTAATTTCTACTTGTCTTCCTTGATCTCTCGTATTATCTTCATAATCTCTGCTACCAAATAAAAAACCTAAATTACGAGCAGCTTGATAAGCTGTTGGTGCGTTATTTATAGTATCAATCATAGCTTCCATAAAAGTTATTTGATCCCCTGCTTCAAACTCTTCTGCAGAAAGAGACAAGTATTTACCGTCTTCTTGTTTGCCTTTACCAAACCAAACCCAACTATTGAAGTTATACCTGTCAATTACTTTTATATTACCATCATTATCAGCTTCTAGTTTTGCCTCACCTAAGGTCATCTTGACTTCATCTGCTGGTGTTATGTTTAACAATTTATCTCTTATAACATTCCAACTTTCATTTGATCCACTGTAAAGTCTAGCAGACATTTTAGCACCGTACTTATTGAAGTCTTCATAATCTATATCTATAGACTGCCCTGCTTTTAAACCTTTATCCTTTGCGTATTGTTTTAAAACAGACATAGACTCAGGAGAAAAGTTAGTTTCAGTTATCGTTCTATTCAAAAAAGATAGCGAAGGCTCATTGAAAATATCATCCATGAATGTTTTTATTGGTGTTGTAGTTAATATATTGTAACTGTCTCTTACAGTTTCTCCTGCAGTTACAGCAGCGTCTACCCCTGCCTCAACACCAGCCTTGACTACAGGCTTTGCTTTTTCCATAAAGTCAAAGAACGTCTGACCTAAAGAGTTTTCTCCAGCAGGTTGTGTGTTTTTAAAAGAAGAGAATGTTCCTAATACTTCGCTACCCATTAGTTAATCCTATGCGTTTCTAGATCACCGTCTTCTAATCTGACAACAACAATCTGACCCTTCTTGAACATACCCTGTTCTCTCATACGTTCAAACTCTCGTCTACCATTTACTACAACAGTAGTATCAGGGTTTGCATTCATAGATTCTACATACCTTTTTACATCATCATTATAAAAGTCTGCTTGGGATATTATAGGTAAAGATTGTTGTTCAGTATCAGGTCTTACCTGAGGACGAGGTATTTCAGTATCTAACTCTTGTTGTGTTATCTCTGGCTCTCTTCTAGTAAAGTCCTGACCACTTGTATTGAACAACATCTTGTCAACAGCCTCACCTTTAGTAATGAAACCATCTTGGTTCATGTCAAGACCCATGTTCTTGTCATACTTTGAACTACCACTGCTAAACAATATGTAGTCGTTAGCTTTTCCTACAGCCTTAGGATACAAGACTGCCATGTACAGGTCACCTATATCAGGGTCTTCTATTCCTTTAAGTTTTTGTTTTAAGAATGTGCTTACGTATTCTAGCTGCTGAACTCTTGTCATACCTGATAGTTCTGCAGTAGAAGTACCTAAGTCTTTAGCTGTAGCCTCAACAAACTGTATTAAACCAGTAGCACTTGTACCTGCTTTATTTTTTTCTGAAGGATCGAAAGTATTACCTGTCTCAAAAGCCATGATCCTTAGTAAGTCCTGAGGTATAGCACCTATTTCAAACGCTAGGTTATCTACAGCATCAATAAACTCTACGTCTTCCATAACATTCTTAGGTGGTACGTAAGGGTTTTGCTCTGATGTTTCTTTGTTAAATGTTTTATCTACACCAATGTTAGTCATGCCCAACTTCTTGAGTTGGTTCTTGTAAAAGTTGTTGATGTCTAGTTGTGTCTTAGCTTCTCTGAACAAACCTTTAGCCCTTGCTAGTTCACCAAGTAAAGGTTGCATCAAGTACTGTTCACCCATAGCAGAGTTCCTGCCTCTAGCTCCACCATCCTTAGCCATAGCTGTCAGGTCACCGTTGTAAAACTCATTAGCGTACTGAGTAAGCATCTCAATACCTTGCTCACCACCATACTTTTCAGCTTGAGGAATAAAGGTTATCTCACCTGTCGCTGCACTGACAGCCCAAGGACTATCTTGTAGAGTACCTGACTGAGATAGAGAACGGTTGACGTATTGTTTAAATAGAGAAGCTTTTAGTCTGCCTACTGCTATCGTGTAACCCTCAGGGTCTATCTTTTTGATTGCATCAAGTTTAGCAAATGTCTCATCACTGTACAAGACACGCATGAATTTCATATCCATTATGTTGTTGGTACTGTGAATATAAGTAGTAGCCTTACCAATACCCTGTAAGAAACTGTCTCTGTGAGCCTCAACATTCATAGCTTCTACTGTCGTAGCATTTACCTGAGTATTGACAAAGTAATCTAAAGCTTTCTTGAAAATCCTAGGCTCAAGATTTGCTGCATTGTCTAATGATTCGCTGTCAAAGATTACAGCAGGTTCAGGTATGGTTGTTTCACTTTTACTTTCTATAGAAGCTACTTCAGATGTAGGTATCTTTACTTCAGTGTAAACTATAGCTTCTCTTGGTGGTAGGTTCTTGTAAAAGTCTATACCTTCTGAAACTTTCTGAGACATATATGCAGAGATAAACTCAGGTTTCATTTCAATTATAGAAGCAGCTAGTATAGGATCATTGATACCTTTAGCATTTTCTACAATTATCTTACCTAACGCAGCAAGCTCTTGACCCTGCAGCATTTCAAACTGATCAGCATCGTAGTTGGCTACGTTCTTTACTAGTGCCTCAAGACCAGCTATCTGGTTTTCTATTGGTGCGTAAGTATCAGCAGACACATTAGTAGGTCTAGCAAAGTTAGCTCTTAACATAGCTACCCCTGACATCAACTGACTTTTAAGAAACTCAGGGTCTACATTACCACCTTGTCTTTCTACTTCTAAAGCAGCACCAGCAAGTTGTGTTAGCTGATCTATTCTCTCGTCAAACAAAGGTAGTCTTTTTTGAAACTCAGCCTCACTTACATTTTTATTTAATGTCAGAGAAGCCATAGAAGCTTCATTCAATTTTATTTTTTCTACAGTCAGATTGACAACATCTTGTGATGTATAGTTTGCACCAGAAGCTTTTAATTCTTGCTCTGAAAGAAACATAAAAGAAGGATTATTCTGAACTAAATTAACAACTTCATTATATCCTGCTGTCTCAGCATTAAAAGTTATAGTTGTTTTATCTAAACCTGTTATAGCTTTAATACCATCAAACATTGCAGCGTCAGGTTTTTGTCCTGAAGTTGATATAAACTGTGTAAGTAAACCATTTGTAATAGAACTTAATTGGTCTATGTCATCTACACCTCTAGTTTTTTCTTGAAGAGTTGAGAAAAATTTAGCAGAAGCTGCTCTGTCTACAGATGTTTGAGTAGGACCAGTTCTTTGCTGTCTAGCTACTGTGTCTGCTATGCTAAAAACACCTTTAGATAGAGCCTGTAAGCCCTGTGCAGCAGCCCCATACTCTGTAGCTGTGGGTGCTTGTACCCCTTGCTCAAAGGCTGCTCCAGCGTCCTTCATATCAATGGAAAAAGACATATACTTTCCTTACATTCTTTCTGTTACTATTTCTGCTGAGTGAGTTAAGTCAAGACGTTGAGCATTTCTCATTATGTCTGGTATACTTTCACCTCTAGATATTCTTTTTTGTATCTCTACTTTAAGTTGATCACTAAACGGAGTAGCCCAGAGTTTATCGTTAACCTCTTGCATAAGTTTAGCACCCTTTTCAAACTCATCTCTATCACCCTCAATCATAAGTCTGATAGCATAGTTAGCTTGTTGTCTTAGGTATGTTTCAACTTCATCTACTTTTTTATTCTTCTTAAACTCCATCTCTTTGTAGTCGTAATAGTTCTGTACAGGAGCAGGAGTTGCACCGAAGAATATAGAAGCAGCACCACTATAAGGTTCTACATCAGAAGATACTTGCTTTCTTGTTCTACCTCTGTATTCGCCCTTATCTATAAGCTCCCACATTTTGTACATTTTATCATAACTTGAGACATTACGCAAGACTGAATTTAAATCTTCTCTAACTAATGACGTTCTACCAGCAAACATATTACCTATGCCTGTTGTAGCTAGACCTAGCATATCTCTAGTTATCTCAGCAGAAGGACCACCTATCACAGTCATAAAGTCTTCACTGAAAAGTCTCTTAAATGTTTCAAACATCTGGTCAGCAGGTGCTACTCTTTTAGCGTAAGCAGTTTCTTCACCAATCAACTCAGACAATAACCTATCTACTAGACCATACTTTATTGAGTTGTGTATCTTTTCAGTCATAGGGTCTTTAGGATCAAAACCCATTTTTTCTGTGAGGTATCCTGCAGTATTCTTAGCACCAACACCTGTCATACCTAGCATAGGACCAAGAACAAAGAACATTCTTGCTTTTTCTAAAGGTGTAAACTCTCTGCCTACTGTAACAGCAGACATTGATCTAAACATATATGTCAACCACTGAGTAGGAACCCTCATAGCACCTGACTGAAAGTAACTTCTAGATGCTGATGTCATTCTAAAAGTTAAATCCTGTTCTCTCTTGGTTATCATCGCTCTACCTTTAGTAGAGTTGACAGGAATGTTAGGTCTTATAGCTCTATGCTCTAAAAAAGCTGTAGTAATAGCTGTCATACGTGAAATTAATTCACCATGCTTAAAGAATATTGTGGATTTGTCAAGTAAACTAGAAGCAGTCTGTGCCCCTTTAGGTAATAAATTGGTAGCCACACCAAATTTTTCTGGTGTCTGTAATTCTGCTACCTGATTGTCTATGTTTGCTCTACCGCTTGTTTCTATGTACTCTATAAGCTCGTCTAAAGCTTCTTTATCTAGTAAAGCATTACCAAGTTTATTATCTAGTATTCTTTGTTTGGCTAATTCTTTAGCCTCTTTACTTATTGATGGATGTGTAATTATAGATAGAGCAGGAGCTAAGGATATACCTCTAATACCTGCTCTTGGTGATGCTGCTGCAACAACAACAGAGTGAAACCCTTGTAAGAACAACTGATCAGGGTTTAAGAAACCAAACTTAGAGTAGAACCCTACTTTTAGTAGCTGACTGGCAGGGTCAGAACCTTCCATTCTCCAACCCAATATAGACTTTCTTCCTGTAGCATCAAAGATTGCTTCTGTTGCACCTCTTGTAAAGCTCTCCCACATTGCGCTAGTCATTGTTGGTTGGTTGAGCCTACGTTTAATTATTGCCTGTTGCTCTCTTAACTGAGCAGCAAGGTCATTAAACTTACCAGTCTTAGTTACTTCAGCTTTTAGTAGCTTCTGTAAGAAATCAGTCTTAGGAATATTTGTAGGTATGTTGACAATACTAGGGTTTGCCTCAGCTAACTTAACCCACCCAACCATAGCATTCTGGGTTGAAGCTCTATGTGCGTACCCAAAAGCTTCTGAGTTAAACTGATCAGCTATTGCAGATATTGGGTTGATGTTAGATGCTTCCCTACCGCCAAACTCCATAGGTGGGTTGTCGCCTCTTCTCATATTTATTTTTATTGAGTCGTAATCACCCATGCTAGACCCTAGAAGTGCAGGGTTTTCACCTACTTCTTCCAATCTAAGCTTTTCATCTCTAGCTTTTACAGCAAACTTCTCTCTGAAAGTAAATCCATGTTTGCTTGCTATAAGTTTTAAATCAGATAATGTGCTTATGTTAGGGTTCCAGTCTCTATTTGCTCTGATAATGTCATCTAAAGCATCTGAGTCTGTTTTACCTAGCTGAAGTTTAGCTATATCATCAACACCTGCAGCATCCATAAGATTTTTAGTCTTTTCTGTGATGTTGTTTATTTGTTTGACAGCTAAATCTGCCTGTGATTTACTAAAAGCTCCAAGTAAAGTTCTTATCCCAAGTGCTGCATTCTTAGGACCATTGACTGTCTTTACACCTGTCTCAATAACAGCAGAAACAAACCACCTAAGGTCAGCATTTGCCCTTGGCCCACCAAAGTTGTAGGGCATTACGTCTACTTTTTCTAGAACTCTTATTTCATCTATGTTTGTTACGTACAAATGCCCTAGAAATGGACTATCTAGTTTGTATACTGGTACTTTTTCGTACTGTTTCTTGGCTAAATCTGTTTTTCTTAGAGAAGCACCACCACCATTGTTTGATGTTGCTAGTTTAAAGTCAAGAATTGCAGCATCTTCGGGTATTTTTACACCCTGACCGTCTACTTTATAGACTATCCTACCTATTTCATCTATGTTTGGAGCAAAAACACCACCTGCAGCTACAAATCTTTTCAGCATTGCTGATGATTTTATCTGCCAAGAAGTGTTATTGATGTCTACTAGGGCAGCGTAAGCCTCTACAGTCTTTCTAGGAGCAGGTACACCAAACTCAGTGTAGTATATACCCTCAAATTGGTGTAATGTAGGAGCTTCTTTAAACTTTTGTGACAGGTTTCCATCCCTGAGTGACTCCATAATGTGACCAAGACGTTGAGTTTCACCCTTTCTCAGTGCATTTATTTTCTTTTCGTAAGGTTTTATTAGTTGTTTTATGTTGGCTGCACCAGCCTCAGCTTGTAGAAACAAAGTACCTAATCTATCTGACAGTCTAGCTGATGATGCACCAAAAACTTTTTCTATAGTGTCAAAGATAAAGTTTGACTTTTGTAAAGCTTGTTCAGCCTCAGGTAAACCTAGTACATCTATACGCTGTTCTGTCTCTACATACCAGCCTCTGCCCTCTTCTCTTCTTACTACCTTGAATGCTGGGTCTTGTGCAGCTACAGCTTCAGCATCCATTTTTCTTCTGAAAGGAGCACCTGAGCCGTTCTTACCTATTCTAACAACAACCTTGTAGTCATCAGATAATTCGTCAACTATACTTTTTACATTTGCTACAGCATCGTTTGTTGTTGAAGCTATTTTTGAAGCCATTGTTTTAGCTGTTGCTTCAAGAACTGCTAGAGGAACAAACTCACCAAAGGAACCTCTCCTGTTTAGTTCTGCTAGTTCTTCATAAAGAATTGACGATCTTGTTCCATCACGTACAGCAGGACCAGAAGGTCTAGCTGCAGGACCAGACGCAGCGTCCATTTCTTCAGGAACCAATCTACCTGCTGTTATGTTGTCTGTCTGAACACCAACTTTTTCTACTGCTCTTGTAGCTGCATTAGCTGCAACAACTTCACCATCAACTACAGCAACAGCATCTACTGGTCTTTTAACTTTAGTCAGTGACAGCAGTTTTCCTGTTGTATCTTGGGCAAGTGCTGTAGTTCTTTTAAGTGCTGAGGCTGTCTTTCGAATGCCTCCCAAGTAACCCAGAGTAGCAAGGTCAGCAGCACCAAAAAGAAAGTTGAGATTTGCATAAGGATCATCCCCTAAGTATGTAGCATCATGTGCTGTTTTATAGAGGTTCCAAACACTATCTCCGTTTGCTGTAAAGATACCTTCGTCTTTTCTTTCTTCTATATATTCTCTAGCCCATTCCTCAAATTCGTTAGGAGTTAACCTAACAAAAGCCTCACGAATTTCAGTACCTTCTCTGTTGCTTCGATAAGTTAAATTCTCAGCAATACCTACAGTTAATTCCCTTAGAATGTTTACATCTAAGAAGTGAAGAAACTTGGAGAATCCACTCTGATCATTAGCCTCGAACTCTTCTTGCATCAACCTGTTGAAAGTTTCCATGTTAGTTAATGCTCTACTAGCGAAAGGTGTAACATCACTATCGTTGAGCATAAGCATTTGCGAAAGCATATACTCAGACATAGGGATGTCTCTGTCTTTCTCCATCCTTTCTTCTACTATTTCAGCAGCTTCCTCTACAGACTTATCGTCTTCTAGAGCTTTCTCTACTAAGTTCTCATAGTCGTAGTTGTTTTCTTTTAGCTTGGCTGAGGTGGTGTGTACAAAGTCACCTTGCGATCTAGCTACCCTTATCTCAGTTTCATCAGTGTCTAAGATATAACCTAGCTCCTGAGCCTTGATAGTCTCAACTTCTGAGAAAGGGTTTAGAGGACGTTGGTACTCTTCTTCCTGATACTCTTTTTCAAGAACATTTTGATTAGAGACAAACTCATCTAGTGTAAGAGGTCTGTTCATGATTTGGTAAGTCCACTTTGTATACCTGTTGCAATAGAGTCTAAACCACCACCAAGAGCAAACTTAGCCCCACCAAATAGAAGCCCAGCCTGAGCAAAACCTAATTGTGCTTGCCCTTGTAATTGAGCAGCTTGAGCAGTTAGAGAAGTATATTGTTGACCTAAACCTGACATCATACTTCCGTATCCTAAGTTAGCCCCTATCTGAGAGGATATACTTGCTAAACCTCCTCGTAATGCAGAGCTACCTTGAATACCAGCAGCCTGAGCAGCTTGTCTTGCTCTAGACCTAGCAACAATTTGTTGTCTGACAGCACTGCGTCTAGCTCTAGCTACTTGTTGTTGCTGCATCTGTACTCTAGTTTCAGCAGCTTGAGCTTGCACTTGTGCTGATCTTTGAGTAGCTTCTGAAGCCTGACTTATTTTGTTAACACCAGCACCTACAGCACCAACTGCAGCAAGACCTGTAACAGTAGCTAGCGCACCACCACCTAAAGCAGCACCAAGAATTGTTGTACCTATTGCTGTAAATACCGCCACACTATATCTCCTTTATGTATGCTGTCTCTACTGATTTAAAACCTTTTCGTTTAAATAGAGTACCAGCCTTTTTATCTAATATGCTATCTAATTCAGACAGTCTAGTAAAACTACAACCTTTACTCTCTGACCATTCTACATAATCGTCAATTAATTTGATTGCTGTTCTTCCTTTTCTGTGCTCTGGGTCAATCCAAAACATTAACTCTTGAGAAAACCAGAGATCATTTATAGGTAGTTCAGATACTACAGCTATAAGAGCACCTACGATTTCTCCTTCGTTTTCAACTATCTTTACAAAACCATTTTCTGATTCTACTAGTTGAGCTACTAAGTTGTTTACTTTGTTGCTGTTGAACTTAGTCCATGCTGGATGTGGTATCTCTTTGCAGAATTGTTTTACTGCTAGGACTGTATCCAAGACATCCTCTTGGGTAGCATCCCTAATTGTGTATTCAGTCATTAGTAACGAGGGTTCCTTCCTTGTACCATGCCCCATCCTAGAAGCAAGAAGTCCTTCCCCTGTTCACTTTCGTATTTTACTCTCATGGATCGTCCATGTCCACGTATTTTAACTCTTGATGTTATCACATCATCTGGATAATTAAAGTCACTTAGATTACTGTTGTTAGGAAACACAGGATACTTTAGTCTGTACACTTGTTGTGATGTTCCAAAGTCTTCAGCAAAATCCCAAGCAGCAGAAACTTTTAGTCCTGAAGGTCTAATAGGTTCGTAACCATCATTCTCATTACCTGTAAATCCTGTCTCAGTTACTCTGCAGTACGTAACTATGAATGGTGCATTCTTTTTAGTTACCAAGTCACCTATAAAGTCGTAACCTGTTTCAGCAAATGATGAGTAGTTTGTGTTAGTCCAATCTAAAAAGTCAATAGCTGTAAATGCACCAAAGGTTATCTTGTTGTTTGACCCTTCTCTACAGATAAGAACAATAGCAGGGTCACCTGTGTTTGTATTAGATATTTGTGTAGACACAACGTCATTACCGTTTGAGGTAACAACATCATCTGCACCGTTGTTTGATGTAACGTCTAGAGCAACCTCACTAGCACCATAACCTGAGTAGAAAGCTAGACCAACTATACAGTCTGTGTTAGATGTTTGATCCGATACTTTCCAAGGAAAGAAAGCTTGTAGAGGTACGTCAAGAATTAAGAAGTTGTTAAGTTTAGATGCTACAGTTTCATCTTTATCAGGATAACCCCAGTATATTCTTTTATTGATAGCGTCATAAACTGCAGTTACTTTTAGTTTAGCGTCTGCATCAATAGCATCCCAGAAGGTTTGAACTGTAGGTAGAGTAAGGTTTTGTTCCTGACCTTGGCCTGATACAGGGTCTGTCTGTAGTGTATGGATACCAAACCTTGACCACCAGAAAGGAACACCCTCAGCTTCTACGAATGTTTGAGGCTGTAGGATACCAACCCTAGTAACCCTGTTTACAGAAAAGGACGATGCTCTGAACACACCGTCCACACCAGAAATCTGCCATACACCATTTTCAGCAAACACAAATAGAGAGTTCTGGTAGGCGTACAGTCTTTGTATTTTAACAGCGTCAGGTATTCTTATGACACCACCATCTGTATCCAACAAGTCAGAGATATATTCTGATGTTGGGTCATTCTGTTGGTGACAAGTACCTAGGTCATCTACTGTCTCAACAAGCTTGGAGAATAGTATTGTACCAGCATTTTCAGAACTGTCAATACCTGCGTAGAATACCCTACCAGAAAAAGACTCAGCACATCTAAACCTAGAACTCTCAGGGTCTGTCATCTTGGTAAGACCAGACAAACCTGAAGCAGACCCTCTGTTCTTAGTAAAGAAGTCTAGTATGTAGTGACCATTTGCTGTTAGTGTAGTACCACCATATACCTTCTCCCATTCCGAAGAATCGTAGTCACCGTCTGTGTCTTTACCTGCATACCAAGGGTGGGTAAGTCTTTTTGTTAAATCTGTAGGAGCACCATTACCTGTGTTCCAACCTGCGTTTTGTGCATCATACTTTCTGTTTTGAGAAGGTGAGCTATCGTTATCAAAGTATGTGCTTGTGTCACCTTGAAACTCAAAGTCTCTTACTTCAAAACTAACTTGTGTTACAGTAAATGTACCACCAGATGAATTGTAAACTATAGCTATAGTGTTTATCTCAGGGGATGAAACAACTAAGTTACCTTTGATTGATGTGAACTGACACTTAGCTGTATCAGCACCAGCAGAACCAGAATGCTGATAAGAAGAGAGGTTGACTGAGTTAGACTCTACTTGGTTAGAGTAAGGTAAAGCACCCTTATTATAGAAATAAAGTGTAGCACCTTTTTGAAGAACCAAGAACTCTAGGTCAGCGTTACCACCTACGTTTACCCAATCACCTGTAGCTGTTTGTTCAGCATCACTAAGAGTAAACGAAGATAGTACGTTACCTGTCTCGTACTCTACACCTAATCGTCTACGTCTAGTACCATCCCTACGTAGGTCACAGTTTAGTTCATCAACAGAAGCACCTTCAGGAAATGTAAGTTCTGCAGCCTCAGTGATAAGACCTCTTACAAAGTTATTGACTGCTTTCTGATTTAGACTTTGAGGCATTACGTTCCATTTCACGTTGGTCTGCGTATTCATTACGCTGAACAGTTTTAGTTTTTACTTTGTTTCTAAGGTAATGTTCTACAGCTTCTTTACCTTTTTCTAAGCTAGAGTATCTACCAGATAGTTCGCTAGGTAAGATACCTTTTTCAAACCTTATTTTAAAAAATGAATAATTACTGTCTTCTTTCTCTACGTAAATTTCTGATACCATTTTATCAGACTTTATTTTACAGTACTGGTTTACTGTATCAGTTTCAATGTCAATCATTAGCTACGTCCATACTGGTTTCTTGAAGCAAGTCTAGTTTTGTATTGATCGTTTTGTACGTAAGACTTTAACCTACGTGCAGACTGCTCAACCTTAGGATCAGAACCACCTTTAAATAAACTAAAGCAAGCTGACTTAGATTCAGCTAGAAGTAAAGGCATTAGTGTTTGATCTAAATCTATTGCAAAGCTATCAGTCTGACTGAATGTTGGGTATATAGAACAGAAAGCTCTTGTCTTATTAGATGCTAGATTAGCTTCTACTGAAACATCGTAGGCATCCATTATAATATGGTTGTCGTTGAATGAGGTATAGTAAGAAGGGTCTTTATCATTAGCAACAAATAACTCTACTGACTGGTCTACTGTTGTAACTTTCTTAGCTGTCTCGTCCATCCTGTTCATAAACACTAAAGGTTCTACGTAAACTATTTCTCTATAGTCAGGAGCAGAGGCAGTTCCTATATTGTAGTCAACACGTATTAATTCTTTTGTTCTTGCAGGATAGGTAAAGTGTGTAGGTCTAGCAGTACTTGCTAAAGAAACTAAAGGTATAAGTTTTTTATGTTCAGGTATATCTCTAGCAGCAATTATGTTGAAGTAAGTGTCTTCTACTACTGAGGCTACCTGTTGAGCTTCTACTGTGTCAGCAATAGCGTTAACATTTTCTGAGTCCATGTCAGACAGAATAGATTGTACTACTTGTAAGAGAGTGCTTTTCATTATGATCCATCCACGCAGATAACTATTACACAATCAACGTGTGAACTTGCTCCACCGTTACAAGCTATCTTTATAAAGCTTCCTGCTGAAACTGTATGATTTGATGAAGGTGCTAGTGTGTCTACGTCACCTGCTGCAGAACCAGACTGAGTGACAGTTACTACACCCATCGAAGCACCTGCTGCGTTTGTTACTGTAAAGGTTGTGTCTGAGCCAGAGATAGCTGCGCTTAAAACACTTTGTATCTTTGTCACTGTTCCTGCGTAAGGCATAGGAACGTATAAATTACTTGAAGTAGATATGTTAGCAAATTGTACTGTTAACATTGATTGTCTGGATGTCCAAGTACCTGAGCCAGAACCGTTAGCTAAGTAAACGTCACCACTACTTGCAGCAGCCACGCCTTTAGGTTCATGTAAGTAAGGATCAGAAAGAGTAGAGTGGTTTACGTTTGCCATTAATATCTCCTAGGGAATGAGTAGGGTGCTCCCGAAGGAACACCCAAAGCTTTTAAGGCTCGATGTATTCGATAACCAACTTGGCTTCACCAGCAGTAAATGCTGCTGTGCCATAGTAAGCTTCGATGTACACATCGGCTGCACCAATATTTGCTGTGCCACCGACTAAAGCACCGTCACAAGCTACTGCTTTTGTTGTAGCGTTAAGAGCCGCTAAAGCAACAGTTGCGTCAATACCGTCAGCATCGACAACAGAACCATCTTGCTCATACGCACCGACTGTCAATGTAGCTGAACCACCTGAGGTGAAAGCTGTTGAGACAATAAGTGAAGCAGAAGTAATGTATGATCCTGCTGGGATAAAAGCATCGTGATCCTGCGGAGTTGCAGCAGCACTAGGAAGCTCTGTTCCTGTGATGTTTAGCACTAATGCTTTCTTTTGACTTGAAAGAGAAGTACCACGCTTTGCAGCAGTTCCCTGTTCACCTGCGGTAAGAATCTCTAGACCGTCTGCGTTTACATAACTCATTAGTCTACCTCCTTACGCTACTGTTGGTTTCGTGACAACACGAACCATGTTTTCAGGACGATACAACTTGACACCGTAACGAGCAGTTGTTACAAACTCATGTCTTTGGAAGTCTTTGTTGTAGTCGTAGTCAACCTGAGGTTGCTGTCTGAACGCACCGATAAATGGATTTACAGACTGGTCTGCTGAGAAGAACAAGTTGACTTTACCATTGGTAGATGAATAGTCAACATTTGAACCAGCTAAGTCTGGTAGTGCGTTGTCGGTTGCGTCTGGTAGGAAGTTTGAGCAGTATACGTCAAACCCATATACGTTTGCAATGAAACGCATACCAGTTGCTATACCGTCACGAACTAGTCCTTCGAAACGTGGGTTGTTTGACACGTTTACGATGTTGCTCAGTGTGTTAAGTGTGTACTCAACAGACGGATCAACGATGGCTACCAAGTTGCTGTCTGGAACGTTCTGTTTTTTCAGAGCGTAACGTGCATAAGCAAACTCTTTTAA